AATGCTTTACGTAACAATGGTTCTATTCCAGAAGGTTACAGTATCAATCACTATCTAACTGATACTGATGCGTTTTTCCTCATGACAGACGTACCTAATGGCCTAAAACACTTTACACGTAGTGCAATGGCAACATCTATGGATGCTGACTTTGATACAGGTAATTCAAGATATAAAGCTAGAGAAAGATACTCTTTTGGTGTATCCGATCCGCTAGGTATCTTTGGCTCACCTGGAGCATAAAACTTAGAAATTGGAAGGGGTGGTGAAAATCACCCTTTCTTTTTTATTTTTTCTGTCGTATAGTAAACTATCCCTGACAACTACATAGTGTAGTTGACTTAAACTGACAGAGGAGATAAAGATGGGAACAACTACTTTTTCTGGGCCTATAAGGTCTGGTACTATTCGCACTGGAGCAAATGCTAACGTAGGATATGCTCTATCCATGCAAGCTCATACCATAGACGTTTCAGGTGGAGCTATTGCACAATCAGACACAGCAATTATTCTACCTGCCAACTCAGCTATTGTTGATGTTGTTATTGATGTAGTAAGTGCCATTGGTGCTAATGCTGCTGTTCTAAGTCTAGGAACATCTGGTGGTAATGATAACACTATTATAGATGGTTTTTCTTGTGCAACAGGTGCTGGTCAAATCGGACGTAAGTACCCTACAACTGAAGCTGGTGCTACAAGAGGTTGGGCTAACATTGGAACTTCTGATCTTAAAGTAACTGTAAAGACTACAGGTGCTTCAAATGCAGGATCTATCCGAGTAACCATAGTTTACGCACAGGCTTATAATACTACAGTACAGCCGTAATAGGAGGTAACTATGAGTAATGGAATGGTTTCCACTGGTAGTTCTGACGTAGAAGCGTCTACGATAACTACAACTGCTACTGTAAAAAATGGCCGTACCAGATTAAAAACCTTTTATCTAAAAACAGCAGGTTCTGGCAGTCCTCAAGTTGTACTAAAAGATGGTGCAACTGGGGCTGTAGTTTTAGATATGACTTTTAATACTGGTGATGATGTTTCTTTAAATTTACCAGGGTCTGGACTTTTATTTAAAGTTGAATGTCATGCTACTCTTACAGCTATAGATTCATTCACAGGTTTTTTTGCATAGGATAAAATCATGACAGAGAAAAATAAGAAAACAAAGTACGAAAAAGAGGATTTAAAAGATCCTAACAAACGAGAAGGCTCAAGACCAAGGGTAAGAGATGGTATTAATGATAGTGAGATCAAAGGTAACACTAGTTCAGATGCTATGAGAAAAAGGGTCAAGAAGCAGATGGAGAAAACTATGGATGCTGCTTATGTTGATTATGGCGATAAAGGCAAAGCTGGTATGTCTAAAATTGCCGACATATCAAAAGTAGCAAAAAAGGATCAGAAGAGAGACCTAGATCTTATAAAGCAGTACGGTGAAGATGCTGGAAAGGCAAGGTCATACCGATCATCTAAATTTGATGGTGATATGAAAGCTGCTACAAATAAAGCTAAGACTGGATCACCAACTCCAAATCCACAGTTCTTCGATAAAGATAAGCTCAAAGGTGGCGGTAAAGTAAAAAAAGGCATGGCTATGGGCGGTAAGATGAAGAAAGGCATGGCTATGGGTGGCAAAATGGCGAAAGGCATGGCTGCAGGTGGTTTAAAACCAGCACCGAATAAGGGAGCAGCTTCTCTACCTAAAGATGTTCGTAATAATATGGGTTTTATGAACAAAGGTGGTAAACTGAAAAAAGGCATGGCTATGGGTGGCAAAATGAAAAAAGGCTACGCTAATGGCGGAAAAACAAAGCCTAAAGTTCGTGGTGCAGGTATAGCTACAAAAGGTGTAAGACCAGCTAAAATGAGGTAGGTATGCGAAGGTATTATAAGGAGGGTGGGTCTGTTCGTAAAAGAGACAAACAGCCACCTAAAACTAAAAAATACTTTCGGTCTACTAAAAGTGGAGCAGGAATGACTAAAGCTGGGGTTGATCGTTACAAACGTGAAAATCCTGGCTCTAAGTTAAGCACAGCCGTAACCGAAAAGAAACCTTCAGGCAAACGTGCTTCAAGGAGAAAGTCCTATTGTGCGAGGTCAGCAGGACAAATGAAAAAATTTCCAAAAGCAGCAAAAGATCCAGATAGTCGTTTACGTCAAGCGAGAAGAAGATGGAGATGTTAATGGCTATATCTAGATCACAAATGGGGAATCAAATAAAAAATACATACTCTAAAGCTTCCCAAAAAAGAAAAAAAGTTGCGAATAAAAAGAGAAAAGAGGGAAAGAATGGCGTATCTTCAAAGTAATATACCTTACTTTAAGACGTGGGTAAGAAGAGAATATACTTGTAATTTTCAAGCTTATCATGGGGATTTCTTACATGCTATGGTTATAGCTGTAACTACAATGCCCTGTAGGAGTTTAAGTTTTCAAGTAATATTTACTGGTTTTGAAACAGACGATTCTGATGATCCAAATGTTCATGGAGGTGCAATGTGGGCAAGATTACCTATAACTGCACTGGTTGGGGATACCCCCTATGAAGAATGGCCTACAGAATTACCACCTTACATTGCCCAGCCTTGGGATTGTTTATCTCATACACATTCTGTTTACGTGTTAGACAGAGCTACACCATGTCCTTGGTTAGCGAAAGTCGATGGAGAATTTTACCCAGCAAAATACTATTTTACTGTTGATTATACAGATAGTGAGATAGCAGATGATCCTGCACAACATAAACAAAGTCATGTACTAGAACTTATGAATGCAGGAGAATACACAGGAAATATAGTTGCTCTACCTAATAACCGTGTAAGGGTAACACATCCTGCTTGGTTTGCTGTAGGTGAAGGGGCCCCTGACTTTAAACCCAGTCAGCGTATATTTAATTCTAAAGACGAACCTCAATATGTATTTGATACAGACAGAGTGTTTAATAATTTATACAAGGAGTAATACATGCGTAGATATTATAAAAGTGGCGGAAAAATTTGTCCATCTGGAAAAGCATGGGCAAAAAGAACTTTTGATACTTACCCTTCTGCGTATGCAAATATGGCAGCTTCTAAGTATTGTAAAGATCCTAGCTATGCAAAAGGCAGTAAAAATAAACCAAAGAAACCAAAGAAGGCAGCGTAATGGGGGCTTTAAAGGATTGGGTAAATCAAGATTGGGTCAGGATAGGTACTGATGGCAATATAAAAGGTAAGTGTGGAACTTCAAAGGATAAGAAAAACCCTGATAGGTGCTTACCACGTTCTAAAGCCCAATCCTTATCTAAAAGCGAAAGATCTTCTACAGCTAAGAAAAAGAAGAGGGCTGGTTCAAAAGGTAAAACTGTGGTATCTAATACGCCAAAAGCTAAAGTAAAATTTAATGGTGGAGGACTAGCTAGGAAAAGAAGAGATATCGCTAGAGGTTGTGGGGCAGTTATGGAAGATAGAAGAAAAGAAACTTTATATACGTAGGGATTAGAAATGGCTACATCAGGAACAACAGCATTTGATATGGACTTCACAGAGATAGCTGAAGAAGCTTTTGAACGTGCAGGCCGTGAAATGCGTACAGGCTACGATCTAAAAACTGCTCGTAGATCAATGAATCTAATGACTATAGAGTGGCAAAACAGAGGTCTTAATTTATGGACAATAGATCAGCAGACCCAAGCACTTGCAGCTGGAACTTCACAATACACACTAGCAGCTGACACAATAGACCTACTTGACTTTGTAATTAGACAGAATCCTGGCAATGCTTCTACTCAATCTGATCTTAGTATAACTCGTGTAGGTGTTAGTACCTTCGCCTCTATACCAAACAAGTTAACACAAGGTAGACCAATACAAGTATGGATAGAGCGTTTAC